ACATGGCTAAAAGGCGCTTAAGGCGTCTTTTTTTACGTCCTCAGTATGACGTAAAACTGCTGAGGAGGGACAATGGCTGTTAAAAAAGGACGCCAGACTCCCACTGTTTCTTTTGTCTTGCCTTACAAAAAAAGCTATGGCAAGAAAGTCGCTGATCTGTATGAAAAGACTGGCAATCACTGTCAGACGTGGCAGAAAAAAATGCTTAGAGATCTGCTGGCATACAATCAAGACGGGCTTTGGACACATACCAAATTCGGATACTCCATACCTAGACGTAATGGTAAAAACGAAGTGGTAGTTATGCGAGAGCTTTATGCTTTGCAAAACAATGAAAAAGTTTTGCACACTGCACACAGAACTACTACAAGCCATTCGTCTTGGGAAAGGCTTTGTAACGCTCTGGACAAAATGGGTGTCGAATATAAATCGGTACGAGCTCAGGGCAGGGAATTTGTCCAGCTTGATGGCGGAGGCAGAGTCGATTTTCGTACCAGGTCCTCAAAAGGAGGCCTTGGTGAAGGCTTCGATTTATTGGTCATAGACGAAGCTCAAGAGTATACGGATGATCAGGAAAGTGCCTTAAAGTACGTGGTTACAGACTCTAAAAATCCACAGACAATTTTTTGCGGAACACCACCTACAGCAGTATCTAGCGGTACTGTTTTTGTGAAGTATCGAAAAAAATGTCTGGAAGGTGCGCTTGAAAATTGCGCATGGGAAGAATGGAGTGTGCCAACACAGTCTGATCCGCACGAAAAAAAGCTCTGGTATGAGACAAATCCCAGTCTTGGAACTGTCTTTACTGAGCGTTCGATCAATGACGAAATTGGTACAGATGATATCGACTTTAACATCCAGCGTCTGGGGCTTTGGATTGCATACAATCAAAAATCAGCCATATCCGAAAAGGAATGGCATGATCTGGCTGCAGATGCAGTGCCAAAGCTGAAGGGAAAGATGCACGTTGGCATTAAGTATGGTATAGACAACCAAAATGTGTCTATGTCAATAGCCCTAAAAACGCAGGATAACAAAGTTTTCATTGAATCAATAGATTGCAGAGAAGTCAGAGCCGGCAATAGCTGGATTCTGGCTTTTTTGTCGTCTGCAGATATCGCAAAAGTAGTCGTTGATGGGGCGAGCGGTCAAGGCAGACTGAAAGATGATATGCGAGCAGCTGGGCTGAAAGCTCCAGTTATGCCAACGGTAAAAGAAATCATCAATGCTAACAGTGTTTTTGAGCAAGGCGTTTATGCGCAGAATATCGTACACATGGATCAGCTGAGCTTATCACAAGCCGTATCGAACTGTGATAAGCGAGCCATAGGATCTAACGGTGGCTTTGGATACAAGAGCCAGCGTGAGGATATTGATATATCGCTGATGGACTCAGCTATCCTGGCTTATTGGTCATGCTTTAACGCAAAAGAAGGAAAGAGACAAAAGATAATTTGCTAGGCTCTCCAAGCCTGGCATTTACCTGACCACAGGGTTAAGTGGGTGTAAGGAGATTTTTAAATGAGCGATTTTAAACCAATCGAAACTCAGGAGGCTTTAGACGAAATTATTAAAAGCCGGCTCGAAAGAGCAAAGGAAAGCGTGCGTAAGGAATACGCAGATTATGATGATCTGAAAACGAAAGCTTCAAACTATGACACGAAGGTGGGCGAGTATGAAGCAAAAATCAAAGAGTTAAGCGACTCAATTGCCACTTCCAACAAGGAATTGGGCGATTATAAAGCGAAATTTGCACAGTACGAGACCGACTCGGCAAAACGGAAAATTGCTGCAGAATATAAGCTTCCTGAGCAGATGGCTGCTCGTTTAAATGGTGCAGATGAGGATGCCTGGAGAAAAGATGCTGAATCTTTAGCCAAGCTGTTCAAGCAGCCTTATCCATCAATGGACACACATGAGCCCTTGCCGGATAAGTCTACTGAAAGTCTGCTAAATCTAGCCAAACAGCTTAAAGGAGAATAGTTATGGCAACAAAAACTACAAACACTGGCCTTTTTAATAGCCAGCTTGTAACAGAGATTTTTAACAAAGTTAAAGGTCACTCTACATTAGCCATGCTGGCAAATCAGACACCAATCCCATTTGCCGGCAATGACATTATGATTTTTTCAATGGATGGCGAAGCCTCTATTGTAGGCGAAGGCGGAAACAAACCTGCTGGTGAGGCAGATTGGAAAAAAGTTACTATTAAACCAATTAAATTCGTATATCAGCACCGTCTGACAGACGAATTTGTCAATCTTGCTGAAGAAGCACAAGTTCCATATCTGGCACAGTTCTCAGATGGCTTTGCCAAGAAAATCGCACGAGCTTTAGATATTTCAGCATTGCACGGTGTAAATCCTGCTGATAAAGAAACTTCTGCCACGATTGGAGATAACTGCTTCGATAAAGGAGTAACAGCAACAGTTACTTATGATGCCGCTAATGCAGATGATAATATCCAGGAGGCCGTTGGAGATATCCAGGACAAAGATGGCGTAGCAAATGGTATTGCTATGACTCCAGCTTTTGCTACAGCGCTTGGAAATATTAAGCAGGGAACTGCTAATAACAAAGTAGCATTGTATCCAGAGTACCGTTTTGGTGGTAATCCTGGAAGCTTTGGAGGCATGAAAGCAGATGTTAATAACACTGTTGCTTTTGGCGGATCTGATGATATGGCAATCGTTGGCGATTTCGAAAATGCGTTCCGTTGGGGATACACAGAAAATGTGCCAATCGAAATCATTGAATATGGTGATCCAGATGGCCAGGGTGATCTGAAACGTACTAACGAAATTGTCCTGCGTGCAGAAGCATACATTGGCTGGGGCATTGTTGATCCAGATAGCTTTGCACGTGTTGTTAAAGCCGCTTAATAGGGATTTGCTATGGAGCAGGTAGTGACTATTGATGATGTCATCACGCTTTTCCGACCTTTAAAATCTGATGAAATTGAAAAGGCAAATGCATTGATACCTATTGTAGAAGACAGTATCCAGCAAGAAGCCAAGAAGGTTGGAAAAGATATTGAGGCAATGATCACTAACGGCACTCTTCTTGTAAATGTATACAAGAGTGTCGTAGTTGATGTTGTAGGCAGGACGCTGATGACATCTACAGACTCGGAGCCTGTCTCTCAATTTAGCGAGTCTGCATTAGGTTACTCCGTTTCTGGTACATATCTTGTTCCAGGTGGAGGTCTGTTTATAAAAAAATCTGAGTTGGCAAGACTTGGGTTGCGTTCGCAGCGATACGGGGTGATTGACTTTTATGGCGATTAAAGGAATCACAGTGCAGCTGCATGTTAAAACGAAAACGGGGGAAGACGCTTTTGGCGCTCCCCTTTATGCTGATGATATTGTAGACGTTGACAATGTGCTTGTATCGCCATCATCAACAGATGACGTGATTACAAGTACAAATCTTGTCGGTAAACAAGCGGTATATACGCTGGCTATACCGAAAGGTGATGAGCACGACTGGCAAAATGCTAAGATAGATTTTTTTGGCAAAACATGGCGTTCTTATGGATTTACAATCCAGGGCATTGAAGCAAATGTGCCTACTGCCTGGCACAAGAAAGTGATGGTGGAGCTTTATGAGTAAATTAAAAAAAATTGAGCTGAACCATGACGGAATTAAAGAATATTTGCAGTCAGAGTCAGTACAAGATGTACTGAAAAGTACAGCAAATCTAGCTATTTCCGGCTTTCCAGGCAGCTATGACGTTGAGGTAAATGTGCGTAAAACACGTGCAGTAGCCAGCATTAAGTGTGCTGATGAAAAAACGTACTACTCTAATCGCAAGCATAATTATTTGGTCAAGGCTATCAAGGGAGGCAATGCATGAAATTGCCGGAACTTGTAGTTTTAGATCATCTGCAGCAAAAGCTGAGCGTTCCAGTAAAGATGGAGCATACTGAAGACGATCCTGAAAGCTACGTCATACTTGAAAGAGTAGGGTCAGGAAGAACAGATCGAATCTATCGTGTCAGTTTTGCACTGCAGTCATACGCAGAATCTATGTATAAGGCAGCGCTGCTTAACGAAGAAGTGAAGAGCCTCATGGATGAAATTATAGAAAAGCCTGAAGTCAGTAAAGTCACATTAGACAGTGATTACAATGACTCAGACACAGCAACCAAGGAGTATCGCTATCAATGCGTATATGACTTGGTTTTTTTTAGCTAAAGGAGAAAACTTATGGCAAATACTGCTAGCAATGTTACTCAAGCAAAACCAGCGACCAATGGAGCTGTTTACGTAGCTCCACTTGGCACTGCTCTTCCAACAGATGCTACATCAGACTTAGATAAAGCCTATGTAAGCTTAGGGTACCTCACTGAAGATGGTATCACTGGATCTGAAAGCATTGATACCAGCGAAACAAAAGCGTGGGGTGGAGATACCGTGTTGACTTCTCAGACAGGGAAAACCGATACTTATCAGTTTGCGCTGATGGAAGCCCTAAACCCTGATGTGCTTAAGTTCGTATACGGTGATGACAACGTTACTGGCACACTTGAAACTGGTATCACAATTAAGTCCAATTCATCTAGCCCAGTAGCTCATGCAATGGTTATTGATATGCTGCTGAGCGCTAAAGTGCTTAAGCGTATCACGGTTCCAAGTGCAACGATTACTACACGTGATGACATCAGCTATAAAGCAGATGAGCCAATTACTTACGGTGTGACTGTTTCAGCTACACCTGACGAGAGTGGCAATACTCATTACGAGTACATCACATCTAAATCTTAATGATTGGAGGCATTATCGGACATGATTACAGGTACAACGCCAAGCGGATATGATTTCTCTATTGAAGAAAGTCAGCTTGATGACTGGGATTTGATTGAGACCATTTCAGATATCGAGGAAGGAGATCCTATCAAGATTGTAAAGGCAGCTAAGCTGCTTTTAGGTGATGATGGGCTTTCCCAGTTGAAAGAGCATGTACGCACTAAAAATGGCAAAGTTACGGTTACTGCAATGACAGAAGAAATCACTGCCATTTTTAGCAGTAATACAGATTTAAAAAACTCCTGAACCTAGCACATTACGTTAGAAATTGTTGCGATTCGTTAGAGTGCGATCTGGCAGAAACATATCACATATATGATATGCGTCAGTATCCATTGCGGCGAATCGCTCTTTTTGCGAGTGGGCTAGGTCCAAACAGCCGTGTGATGAGAGCTCCATCTGGATGCAGATTTTCAATGTCAGAAGTACTTTTAGCTGCTATACTGGATGCTTTTGACATGTACGTCTGGGCAATGGCTGGTAAAAAAGGAAATGCTCCGAAATCTATGGTTTCAGAGCTTACAAGCAGCCAAGAAAAAACAAAGAAAAAGCTGTATACCATTGAGGAGTTTGAAGAAAAGCGGAAATCTTTTTTTGTATAGGAGGTACACATTATGGCAGATCTTGCCAAGGCGTATGTCCAGATTGTACCTTCGACTGAGGGTATAAAAGGCTCTTTGACAAACCTTTTTAGTGGCGAAGCAGAGAGCGCAGGTGAAAGTGCTGGTACCAGCATTGCATCTAAAATTAAAAGTGCTTTGGTCGCAGCTGGCATTGGTGCAACCATTGGTAAAATTTTTAAAGAAGGCATTTCTGAAAGTGCAGATCTTGAGCAGTCACTCGGTGGCGTGCAAACGCTTTACAAAAAAGCTGCAGATACAGTGGTTAGCTATGCTAAAGATGCTTACAAAACGGCCGGTATCAGTGCTAATACGTATATGGAGCAGGCTACAACCTTTGGAGCATCCTTAATGCAGGCATGTAAGCAAAATGCGAGCCAAGCTGCAAAAGTCGCTAATACGGCGATTGGCGATATGTCAGATAACGCCAATAAATTCGGCACAGACTTACAATCAATCCAAGATGCCTATAGTGGCTTCGCAAAGCAAAATTACACCATGCTGGACAACCTCAAATTGGGTTATCAAGGTACAAAATCTGAGATGGAGCGATTGCTTACAGATGCTCAAAAAATCAGTGGTGTTAAATACGATATTGATAACTTGGCTGATGTTTACAATGCGATCCATGTAATTCAGCAATCACTTGGTGTAACAGGTACAACAGCAGAAGAAGCTGCTACGACTTTCAGCGGTTCATTCGGCATGATGAAAGCAGCTGCTCAAAATTTACTAGGCTTCATGGGCTCAAGCGATTTTGATTTTAAGCCAGCATTACAAGCGCTGGCAGAATCAACCAGTACTTTTCTTTTTGGTAACTGTCTTCCATTATTAGAGCGTTTTATCTCTGCTATTCCAGAGACGGTAAGCACATTAATCACTACTGCTTTACCTACGCTAATGCAGCATGGAACTGAAATGCTGCAGGCAATTGCAGATGGTGCTGAGCAAGGCATACCTCAAGGCTTGCAAGCGATACTTGATTTTATTAGCCAGATTGGCTCGATTATTGCAGAAAACGGACCAGCTCTTTTAGAAGCAGGTATATCTGCAGTCGAAAGCATTGTTAAAGGCATTATGCAGGCAATGCCAACTCTTGCAGCTCAAGCACCTGAGCTTATTACTAATTTTTTAGATGGCCTGACAGAAGCTGCTATATCCTTGTTAGAAGGTGGCGCAGATATCATATCTGAGCTGATTGAAGGGATATCACAGGCACTTCCTGACATAGTCGAAGAAGGGCCCGAAATTATAAGCTCTGTTGGTGAATCTATATCAGAAAATGCTGCAGATATCTGGGAAGCCGGAAAAGAAATCGTTAGCCAGTTAATCGAAGGAATCAAGCAAGCTTTACCATCTGTTAGTGAAGCTTTCAATGAACTTCCAACACAGATTAAGGCAGTTGCTGGTGCTTTTGCAGCATGGAAATCTATAGAAGGCATCAGTTCTCTTAGCTCTTCTTTAGGCGCAATTGGAACGACTATTAGTGGTGTTTCCACAAATATCAGCAATTTTACTGGATTGGTAAAAAGCGGAACTAGTGTCACTGAGGCTTTTGGTTTGGTTGCATCTGATGCAGGTGGCCCGCTTGCTTCGCTTGGAACTGCTATTGCAAACAATGGCGGCTTACTTGGAACACTAAAAACTGCAGTCAGCGGTGTTGTCTCAGGCTTTACTGGCTTTATTGGCTCAATTGGCTCGCTGATCGGGTCTATTGCCAGCCTTTTAGGACCAATTGGATTAGCAGTCGTAGCGATTACTGCTGTAATAGCAATCGTTGTAACGCTCTGGAATAAATGTGACTGGTTCAGAGAAGGCGTAATTGCACTGTGGAATAATATCTGCAGCGCATGGAATACTGCATGTACGAACGTTGGAAATTTCATGTCTAATTTAGGCAAAAATATTTCTAATATTTGGACCACTATCAAAACATTTGTCTCAACGACCGTTACGAATATCTGGAATAAAATTACATCCGTTTTTAACAGTATAAAATCGACAATTGTAACGATTTTTACTGCTGTAAAAGATAAAATCACATCAATCTGGAACAGTATTACCTCTACAATTACTAGCGTCATCAATAAAATTAAAGACACTGTAAGCTCTGTTTTTAATAATGTGAAAGAAACAGTATCTTCGATTTGGAATGGAATTACATCAACAATTAGTAATGCAATTAACAATGCTAAGTCTATTGTAAGCAATGTAGTTGGCGGCATCAGAGATACTATGAGCGGTGCTTGGAATAGTATTACTGGCACAGTTTCTAGTGTATGGAGTACGGTTAAGTCTACAATTTCGGATGCGATGGAAGGTGCGAAGCAAAAAGTGAAAAACGTAATTGATGCAATTAAAGGTTTCTTCAATTTCACTTTTAGCTGGCCTAAAATTTCTTTGCCTCACTTTTCTATTAGCCCTTCAGGATGGAAAATAGGCGATTTGCTGAAAGGAACTATTCCTACGCTTGGCATTAGTTGGTATGCAAAGGCTATGGATGAGCCTTACGTTTTCAGCCAGCCAACTCTATTTGGAGCAGGCGAAGCCGGAGATGAAATCATGTATGGACATGCCCAGCTAATGCGTGACATTGAAAATGCTGTTAACAATGGAAATGATCAAAGCACCCAGCTGCTTGCTCAGCTTGTGCGCTATGTAACAGGCGGTAATCTGCAGGGCGATTTTGCAGATGCGATTGAAGGCTTATCAATGAGCTTTGATAAGCGTGAAATAGGAAGGATGGTCAAGAGTGTCAGCTAGTACAGGACATTTGAAGTATGTCAATCATTTAGGTGACTCTTTTGAGACATCTGGATTTAAACTTTTTCTGCAAGATAATGAGCTCATGGATTATGACTGGAATTACTCGACTACTGGCACGAAAGTGACTAAATTCAGCCGCAAGCCAAAAGAGTATAAAGTGCCACTTACAATCCATACAGATACTGCAGCAGAAGGAATAGAACTAAGAAATGAACTTTATGAACTAGCAGAAAAAGACGTCTTAGCAATTGAGCCAGGGCGTCTTTACCTTTTTGATTATTATCTGGTTGGATATATTACAGGAGCATCCAGTACTAACGTACTGACAGATGCTAAATGGTATGAAACAGAGCTTATATTTGTAGCGGAAGATTCTGTATGGCGCAAAGATACTGTGATTACAATTGACCAGTCAGAGATACCGAATACCAGACAACAGATTGAGCCTACGATAACTGGTAGAGCGGGCAGTACTCCAGTTGCCTTATCAGATGGCATTGTGCAGCCAGAGTATAAGTACGACTACACTTTGACTAGTACTTACAAAAGTTACTGTCCTCAATATGATTATCCACATGATTACATCCGAACAATCGGTAAAGCTTCCTTTATTAATGATTGCTATACAGATGCTGACTTTTTATTAGTAATAGAAGGGATGGCACAAAATCCAATTGTAACAATTGGTGGCCATCAATACTCAGTCAATACAATCGTTTTGGAAGGTGAGCGCTTGGAAATCGACTCCAGAGCCAAAACAGTCAAAAAAATTGGCCGGTCAGGAGATGAAGAAAATCTTTTTAATTCCAGAGGAAAAGCGCAAAGTATTTTTCAAAAAATTCCAGCTGGCTCAAATTCTATTATTTGGCCTGGAACTTATGGTATTAGCTTAACGATTTATGATGAGCGAAGCATGCCAAGGTGGACAGCATGGTAGATTTTATTGTATGTGATGCAGATAAAATGGAAAAAGGTTATCTGACCAGTAGTGCAGAGCTCGATTTTGATATTGGCGGTGAATACAACGACTGTGAAGTAACTGTTCCGCTAGGAACGATAACTTGGAATGATTGGATTATTTGTCCTGGCACAGAATACGGAGCTTTAATGGAAGAGCTATCTGCAGCTACAGATGATGAAGACGAGACTTGGACAGGCAACAGTCTAAGAGAGTTTCTCAATGAAGCCATTATTTGTCCTGATGCTGGCCAAGATTACAAAATCGTATCTGGTGATGCGCATGATATTATGCGTGCTCTAGTGGCTAGCCTATTTGACGGACTCTTTGAGGTGCCTGATGTTGCTAGTGGCTTTACAATAAAAAGTTATCAGTTTAATCGCTATGTAACTGTGCTTGATGGCGTGAGCGCTATGCTAAAAACGGTTGGAGCACGCATTAAGATAGAAATTATTGAAGGAGCAGAAGATGCTCCTTTTTCTGTGCAGCTTACTGCAGTTCCAATTACAGACTATTCTGGAGAACTGGAATGGTCTGAAGATGCACATCAAAAAGTAACATTAACAGAATCCAGACGTGGCATTAATCACTTGATTTGTTTAGGACAAGGCGAGCTGAAAAACAGACAGGTAGTGCATTTATATGGATGGCCAGATGGGTCAGTTTCTGAAAAGCAATATTATACAGGTTTGGCAGAAAGAACGAAAACCTATGATTATCCATCTGCAGAAAATGTTGATCAGCTTAAATCTGATGGCATAAAGAAACTGCAAGAGTTGATGAACAGCAAATCAATGGCAGTTTCTGTTGAAGACATGGAGCTGGAAATTGGCGATATTGTTGGCGGAAAGTCATATGTGCATGATATATCCATGACTGCTCCTATTACTGAAAAAATTGTAAATATCAAAGATGGAGAGATATCCATTAGTTATAAGACAGAAGGAGAATAAATTATGTCTCTTGAACTCGTGACAGGATACTGGGGCCAGGATCATGTGACAGCTGAACAGGAAGCTGATCATAACAGAGCCATTTGGGGTGATGCAGCGATTTTAGACGTGGGCAGCTGTATGGTTCCAGTTATCCAAACAGCAAACCAAATCACAATCCCAGATGGTATTGCCGTTTTTGATGGTCGTTTAATGTCTATAGCATACGGCGAGACAGAAAGTGTGTCGATTACATCAGGGACCTCTGGTAAAGTTCGGAACGATATTATTGTTATTCAATACACCAGAAATTCAAGCACAGGCGTAGAATCTGCAGCTTTTAAGGTAATTAAAGGCACTGCATCATCTACCACTGCATCAGATCCGGCTTATACAGATCTGGATATTCGTACAGGCGTGCTTGTCAGTCAAAAACCATTTGCACGTGTAAGACTTAGTGGCACATCTATTGCAGGCATTGATATGCTGGCGGATACTTTACCACCTTTGGCTAAGATTTTAGCTGGATCAAGTGCTGTGCTAGTTGCAGCATAAGGAGATTAATATGACTAAACTATATGCAATCCTCAGTCGGGGGGGGCAAGCCTAAATAATCTCTCTCAAGTAAGGGAGGGATATAGATGGCTTTAACAGTCAAAACTAACGGAAATGCACATATATTAGTGGAACAGTCGGATAGCCTTTTCTTGAAAAAAATGTTCTATGCTGAGCAGAAGACGGACATTGCAGCGGCTAATTCAGGATCATTAACAATTCCTATCACAGTTCCAAGCGGGTATGAATATGTTGGCGTTATATCGTGCCATACAAGTGGCACAGCCGCACCTCTATATGTAATTGATGTTGATAGCCCTACTACAAGCACTTTTAATGTCACGGCGTGGATTTTTAACTATCAGACGTACACGCTATCGAAAGGTTACTATGTCAATGTCTATGCGCTTTTTCAAAAAATTTCTTAATCCCTTCCTTTAGGAAGGATAACAATGTCGTTAGCTGTAAAAGAAAAAGGAAATTCAGTAACTTTAGTTACTAAAGATGATTTTACTGGTAAAAATGGTACACAAGCAAAATACGCAGGGCTTACCATTGATTTTTATAAAATTGGCAATATTTGTTTTGCCATGCTGGGAGGAAGTGCGACAAGTGCATTAACGTCTGGCACTGAATATTCTTTCTCGATTCCAAGTGGTTTTGAAAGTGGGATTTCAAACGTTAGATATGCGGATCCAACGGGAAACGGATATTTCACAATTAAAGAATCTACCATTACTTTCACGCCTACGAAAAGTATTACTACTGGTACAATTTTGCGTGGTTTTGCCGTTTATCCTTATAAAGACTTTTAATTTTAAATTACTGAAATATAGAAAAGGAAATTTGATATGCAGAAAAAGGAGAATGCCATGCTTTACGATCTTATTTCAGCCCGGCTAGCTGTATCATCTGCAGCCGGTATTGTTGGCGGAGTTGTGACTGCAGTCTTTGGGCGTTGTGATTCGCTGCTGATCTGGCTGCTGGCATTCACGGCTCTTGACTTTCTGACTGGACTGCTGGTGGCTGCTTTTGGAAAATCTAAAAAGACAGAAACCGGTGGCTTAAACTCGCAGATTGGATACAAGGGTATCATTAAAAAGGTCTGCATCTTTGTAATCATTGCGGTATGTCATGGTGTTGAAACCTTTATTACAACGGATTCTGCGGCAATCAGCCAAGGTGTGACTGTGGCATTTGCCTGTAATGAAGCGTTATCCATTATCGAAAACATGGGGCTTCTGGGAGTGCCATTAGGACCAGTAGCTGGGCTTATTGATATTCTAAAAAAAGAAGCTAAAACAGAGGATCAAGAAAATGAAGAGGCTTAAAAAATTAAGCCTCTTTCCTTATATTTATATAATGGTTTTTATTCTCGTATTTCGGTACTGGAAAAAATAGGAGGTATATATGATACGTGGTACAACTCCTACATTGACTTTTACTTTTCCTTTTCAAAAGGAAAATCTCAAAAATTTATCTTTAGTTTTTTGCCAAAGAGGACTCATACTGCTCGAAAAAAAATTAGAAGATGTTGAGATTACAGATAATATTTTGAGTGTACAGCTTTCCCAGGAAGAAACGCTGAGCTTCTGGGCTCGGTTTAATATTTCAATCCAGATTCGCTGTGTGACAAAAAATGATGAAGCATTTGCTTCTCAAATTATTACGACATCTGCTGAAAGGATCTTGAAAGATGGTGTCCTTTAAATTTAATGAATCTGTGCAGCTTTTCAATACAGACTTTGGTCAGTATATCGAGAAGACGGTTGGTATAACGGATAAGGATCTTTATGAAGGGGTTTATGAGATTATACCAAGCACAGAGATTCAAACGATTGAGTGTTCGGGAAAGTACATGTCAGATGATTTAGTTTGCAAAGAAATCCCATACTATGAAGTTTCAAATAATGACGGATTAACCGTTTATATTGGAAAGGAAAATATCAATGGCAACTAATCAAAATATCAATAAAGTCATTTTTGCTGGTAAAACACTGCTTGACCTTAGCGCAGATACAGCGACTGCAGAAACAGTCATCAAAGGCCAAACCTTCCATGACAAAACAGGCGCTATTGTAACAGGTACTAACACGTATGATTCTGACACAACAGACGCAACAGCTGCAGTAGCGGAAATCTTAACTGGGAAGACAGCATATGCTCGTGGTGCCAAGTTAACTGGTACTATGGTTGATAATGGAGCAGTAACAGGCACTATTTCAACCGTTGCACAAGAATATACAATTCCGCAGGGATATCATGACGGATCTGGCAAAGTATCAATTTTAGCAACAGAACAGGCTAAAATTATCGCTACGAACATTCGTGAAGGAATCAGCATTTTAGGTGTTGCAGGATCAATGTCCGGTTCGGAGGGTATGAAGCCACAATCTAAAACGGTAACGCCTTCAAGTACCGCACAAGAGATTTTGCCTGATGACGGTTATAATTGCTTGTCTAGCGTTACCGTTAATGCTATTCCATACGTTGAAGCAGATAATTCTGCAGGCGGCGTTACTGTTACGATTGGTTAATTATGGCTGTGAATAAAGTTGAGTATGCAGGGAAGGTATTGCTTGATTTAACAAGCGATACCGTTTCTGCTTCGAATATGTTTGATGGAGTTACAGCACACGATAAGTCTGGAACTGGAATAACAGGAACGATTAAGAAACAAGAATTGACCGTAACGCCTAGTGATAGCGTTCAAACCTTTCAAGAAGATAACACGGTTTACAGTAGTGTTACAGTTGAAGCGGCTGAAGCGGTTGAAAGTGAATTTCCTCCAGGATTCTGGGATCAGAGTACATACTCTGATGGAATTACTATTGATATACCTGAAGGTGTAAAAAAATTACGTTCATATATATTTTATGACTATTACAAAGGTTTAAAGGTTACATTACCTTCTACATTACAGGAAATTGGAAATTATACTTTTGCTGGTGCGACTGGCTTGAAAGAAATTAATTTTTATGAAGGGCTTACAAAACTAGGAAATTATTGTTTTAGGAACACGTGCCTAAAATATCTTATCTTACCATCAACTGTGACTTCTATTGGGCAGAACTGCTTTAATAAATGTACATATCTAACCTATATTAAATGTTTGGCTACAAAGCCTCCTACTTTGCAAAGTTCTTATCCCCCGTTTGGAGACACAAATGATTGCCCAATTTATGTCCCTGATGATTCGGTAAGTTCATATCAAAGCAGCTGGTCAACTTATAAAGATAGAATCAAGGCATTATCCGAATTTACAGAATAGAGGTGATTAAAATGCTTAGCTATACAAATTTTAAAAATTTAGTGCTTGGAAAAGCTTATGATTATGATGCAGCTTATGGTTATCAATGTTGGGATGGCTATGCTAAATACGCTGATTATCTTGGCGCAAAAATTGTACACTGTACGAGTACTGGCTATGTTAAAGATATTGCAAATAATCGCAAGACCAATGGCATTTTAAATGATTTTACAGATGTAGGACTGAAGGCAACGCTTGTCCCTGGTGATTTGTGTGTCTGGGGCAACTGTGCAGCTTGCCCAGATTCTCATATCGCTATTTATGATCATGATGCTAGTGGAAAAGTATATTTTCTTGGCCAGAATCAGGGTGGCAAGTCTGCTTTTAGTGTAGCGGAAATTGATGTTTCTGGTATTATTGGCGTTTTCAGACCAAAGAAGCTAACAGCCAGTACCAGCACGACTACAACGTCCAGCGCTACGAATCTGGATGTAGCTGTTCTCAACAAAAAGCCTTCTCAGTGGGTATCTGAAACGGGAACATTTACCGTAACTGTATCTGCTATTAAGATCCGCAAGGCACCAAGCCTGAAAGGCACAGACACTGGAGTTGTCTATGAAAAAGGACAGTCTGTAAATTATGATGGTTATGTAATCAATGACGGATATGTCTGGATCAGCTGGATCAGCAGCTCTAGCAAAGAAAGACGCTGGATGGCAGCTGGAGTAGCTAAGAATGGTGTCAACGTCACACCATACGGAACATTTAAATAAAAATAGGCCAGGGGAATAATCCTCTGGCCGTTTTTTTATTGCTGTATTTTCCAAATAAAAATGGCACGCTAATCAGCGTGCCAAAGTACGAACAGAAAGGTTAAGTTACTTGTTACCAAAATGTTCGGATAATGTTCAAATGGTGGAGCAATTGCTTCAACATCCGAACACTTCAATATTTTCTCTCTTTTTTCATTATTTTTTAAAACAATCACTAATTTTCTGCCTTTTCCGCCATTGTCTTCCAAATCGTAGACATATATAGAGTTTACAAAGGCATCAATCAGATTTCTTTTGTAATCCATATCATCAATATTTCCGTTTTTAAAGCTCTGCAGCCAAAAAATGATATGTTCCTGTGTGAAGGCTGGCTTTTTCATTTGTTCTTTTACAATCAGCACCTCAAGCTCTGATTTTCTTTTTTCCAGATCTTCTAATCTCTGTTTAGTTGATGAGGTAATGATGCCTTCTTCTATTGCTTTCAAAAGATTCTCGATCCGGCCGGAAACCAATTTCATTTCCTCTAAGAAGCTGACCAGTTTGCTTTTATCCTGTGCTTCTTTTTCCAGCAGTTCGTAGGATCTTGCTGCAATTTCTTCAATGATTTCATCTGTCAGCACCTGGTTGTAAATAAACTCCATGACAGCTTTTTCAATCTCATCTTTTCTTTCTGTGTGCTTATCACAAACGCCAAGCCGAGCTTTTCTGGTCTTGCATTTATAGTAATGATGCACAGTGCCATTTTTAGATGTTCCAGTTTCACCAACCATTAATTGACCGCATTTGCCACAATATAGTTTTCCACTAAGCAGATATTCTTCCATAGCTTTTGCCTTTCCTTTAGACCTTCTTTTTATCTCAATCTTATGCTGCACATTATCATATAGCTCTCTTGATACGATTTGAGGCATACCGCCATCAATCCGAATATTCTGAAAGATATATGTGCCAGTGTACTTTTCATTTGCTAGAACGTGCCCGAGGGAGTGATAAACGAAAGGCTTGCCGCCAGAAGTCTTATAACCATGTTCGTTTAGATAGGCAACGATTTCTTTTTTATTATGACCAGCTGCATACATTTCAAAAATAATTCTGACAGCCTGGGATTCGACTGGATCAAGCACGTAGACGCCATTTTCTACTTTATAACCCAGAAGTCTTGCCCCAGTGCTTTTTGCAGCCAGAGCGTTCTCTGTGAGCCCACGCTTGACATTACGGCTTAAATTTTCACTGTAATACTCAGCGTAGCCTTCCATTACGCTCTCCAGGATAATGCTTTCTGGTGAGTCATTTATAGGCTGGGTTGCAGATACAAGACTGACTGAATTTTTCTTTAGCTTGGCTTTGTACGTGGCACTGTCATATCTGTTCCTGGCAAAGCGGTCTATAGCATAAACAATTACTGCATCAAACGCTCTTTTGTCGGATTCTAATATCATACGCTGGAATCCTGGCCTTTTATCGGTCCGACCAGATAAAGCTCTGTCAGTATATTCAGCAATGATCTGGTAACCATTAGCATCAGCATACGCATGGCATACTCGTAGCTGGCCCTCTATTGATTCTTCACGCTGATTACTTGATGAATATCTGGCATAAATAACTGCTTTTTTCATTTAATTGACCAGCCTTGCCGTGTATAAATTTATACGATCCATATTCACAGACATATATGTCCTTTCATTTTCTGTCATTATTAACCTTTCTTAATCAACTTTCTTAAAAAGAGCTGCGCCAACAGCTCTTTTTTATATTGATATGTAATTTATAAAACTTTATAGATGGTAGATAAACTTTATTTTATATATTCTTAACATTCTCTAACACAATTTGAGCATAATATGAGTATATAAACTGCTATAGATTTTATTGGTTTGATTTATTCTTTAACATTGCATCAACCAGAATATTTAAAGCATTGATGGATTCTTCATCCAAACTTCTAATTTTATTAAAAAGATTTGTAAGAAGTATGTCATCAGAGCCTTCTTCTAAAAGATATGAAGTACTTGTTTTAAGAATGGATGCGATTTGTTTAATCTTTCTTGGTGACACGCTTTGACAATTCATTTCCATTTTGTTGATGCTTGATCGTGATTTATAACCAAGACGTTGAGCTAGTTCTGTTTGAGTCATGCCTAACTCTTCACGGCGAAGGCGTATCTTATCTCCAATCATATTTAATTTCCTCATTAATCAAACTCATATATAGCTGGATGTTCTCTCACTCGTCTTTCAGCTTCGTCTTCTGGTAAATCAAAATGGCCCTCTATGATATGCTGCAGCTCATGGTTTAAAGTGCTGCGTAAATTATACTCATCTAGCTGGTCACTCAATATGATGGTATAGCCATCTGCGACACGAATACAAAATCCTCTGACTCCTTTTGGAAGGTGCTGAATGCTTACTCCAATCAATTCCTGTCCACAAAAGTCTGCAAAAGTCATTCTTACTCATCCCTTTCTGATTTTATATGCCTTTTTCTTTCTTGATTGCATCGACCAGATTCACGATAGCCTCGACCGACTCTGGGTCGAGGTCTTTTGTTTTATCAAAGAGCAGTGCAAGATCATCCCTTTCATTCAACTTTTTTAAAGCAGCATTCACTCTGTCATTTTTTTGCGGATTTCCCATTAGCTCATTCTCTGTAACGTGGAAGATTTCTGCAAAAATTGAAATCTTTGACTGTGGAAGATCAACCTCTCCTTTCTCAATCTTCGCAATTGACGAGCGTGAAGTATATCCAGCTTTATCTGCCAGGTCTTGCTGGGTTAGACCATTTTTAACACGATAGTATTTAATATTTTCATACAATTTAGACATCTTTAACTCCTGTTTCCTCTTATAAAAATTGTAATTGTGCTTCATAACAGATTCAAATAATTTTTATGTTCTTATCTTTTTATTTAAGAAATTTAAGTTTACTAGTTGAATTTAAAGAAACACAGTGTTATTTTATATTCGTAAAGTGAATAAAATTCACGTTTAGGAAGGAGCTATGATGACGGATACTTTTGAGCTCGAAAAGCAGATCAAAATGAACGGTTTTACGAAAAAAGCACTTGCAGAAATGCTTGGTATATCTGTGCAGGCACTGGATTCTAAAATAAAAAATTTGACTGAATTTAAAGCCAGTGAAATTGAAAAAATCTGTGTAGCTTTGCATCTGCCAAATCGAGACATATTTTTTTGTAAAAATGTTGAATTAAATTCACATTTTTGATTTAAACAAAGTTTTAAAGAGAATTTGATATATGAAAAGCAACAAAAACAGTGTCCATGACTTTTTGGACACACTCATCAAAGCTGGATATAATGCTGGGCCTGATGCTCCACAAACAGAAGCGGTTGAAGCTGCGTATAGCAGTATTAAAATGGCTGAATCAAAAGACCAGGCGCTGGATTTATTGAAAGCTGATGTGAATAATGCCAACCACCGCACCATCTATGCACGAAGAATGGGTGACAGCAATCATGCTGCATACAATCACGAAGTAGCTACTACGCTGGCACTCATTCGTGCCTTTTTGAGGGACAAAGTGGATTGGTAGAAAGGAGAAAGTAATGAAAATCAGTCAGGTACTGATTTCATCAACAGCCATAGCGCTTGGAAAGCCTGATACGGGCATGGCTGCATTTTATGCAGATCCACGCAATAAAGCAGCTTTTGAAGCATGGCTAAAAGCTAGAAAGGAGGAGTCGCATGAACACCAATTTTCTGGCAAAGCTAGTTTTAGCAAAGATGCCAAAGACATCCAGCTCTGAAATCTATACGATTATCAATGCTTTGCTGGATGCAAAAAAACCGTCCCAGATTTATGACTTTCTGGAACGGTATAAAGCTAAATTGATGTTTTCTTTTTCATACGCTGAGGGCAATGCATCAAGAGCCACTCTGGATGAACTGAACCATCTGATTGATGCCCTCAGACATACGCAGGACATCTGGGCAAAAGATGGACCATATCAACCAAAGCTATTTGATGAGGAGGACAGCACATGGATTTAAAACTTATGGAACAGATCAACCGCAATCGAGAATTGCAGGCACGAAATGAAAACCAGCGAGCAGCTGCAAGCATTGCCATGAAGCGTGCAGAGCTGCTTGATCGTGAAGGAGAGGAGGACGGACTGCAATGGGACTGGATCAACCGCTATCAAAGCCAGCATCCAAGACATGCAAAAAAAAGAAAAAAAGAGACGCCACAAAATCCCATGACAACATTGGAAATCTGGACGTCTATATCGCTGACTGCTTTAACATCAATCACAATGATTTTCGCATTTTTAAAATAAAAGATCGCTGCTCGCAACAACGATCCCCAATTTATACGCAATAAAAATATACCATACATTTCAGCTCTCGTCACGACCAGAAGACAGCAAAAATAGGCATAACTGTATTTCTTTTTTCTCCTCCTACTTTGTTCGAATCATAGTGGATTGTTATCAAAGTCTGAGCTTCTGGTGCTTCTGGTGGTGGCGGGGGCTGAAATTTCCAAGGTATAGAAGAGGAGAAAATCATGAAGGACCCGTCTAATGCTTTTGCTTTTAGATCATAGCGATCATAACTTTCGACCCTGATAGGCGCCTGTTGAGTATGACACTCTTATCCCTTATCGTTTCAAAACCCTTTGATGCTCAGCAGGTGGTTATAAGGGCCGAAAGCATTAAGTAATGTAGTAAAGAAGTAAAGTATGAAAAGCAACATTATAGTATCTCAGCATTCAGGGATGCAGGAATTTTTAAAAAGACGGGGCATCACGGGTATATCAGTTAAACATGTGAGCAAAGAGCTAGTACATGGAAAGACTATATACGGCA